GTTATTGTTTAATTGTTCCAAGTTTAATTTAAATTTATCTTTAGGTGGATATTCTCCATCGTATTTATCTCCAAATTTAAGTCTAATTAATTCACTACCCAGTTCAGCATCTGTCTGCAAAACAGTTCCTACCGGATAACTTCTGCCAAAAGCATTTATCCATTTCTTTTTAAGTTGTACCCTATAAGCCATTTACATTAAAGGTTGTGGTTTTTGAATACAAATCGTGATCCTTGTCAAATCCATCATACTCCCCATCAAATACAGCATATCCAAAAGACTCTCCGTTTATGGTTCCTGAAGCCTGATTCTCCAAGGCATTAATTACAGCATCATTTATCAAGGTAAGCTTGTCATAGCTTGTAGCATAGCTTGTGACTTCAATAGTCCAGGTATAACCACAATTCTTTGCAATTGATGTTTTACTTGACACACGGCAAACGCAATAAGGAGCAGCCTCTGTTTCAAACACTACAACAGGATAAACTTTGTATTTAGTTTTAGCCTTGTTCTGACCTATTTGAGCCTGAAGCGTAGCATCATTTTCCAATATGTAAATTACTGCATTTATCATACCCAATTTCCTCCAGTTGATTTTACAGTCCTTTTCATAAATGAAACCAATTTTTTACCAATACTTACTTTTATGTTATCTTCAACAATATTTTTAGTATTGTTAAAAGCAGGTTCCATAAATGGATATGGTTTTACAAATCCTCCTTTTTTACCTGCTATTTTATGACCAAATTCAACCAAATGGCCGGCATATCCTTTATAACCTCTTTTTCTGCGTGGACCAACAAATACTAATCCCAATTCTGTTGTTTTTGAAATTGATATTTTTTCAACACCAATTGAATTTTGTAGTCCACCTTTTCTTCTATTTACTCTTGCTTGAGCAATTGGAATAATTGGCTTGGCAGCATCAGCGTGAGCAGCAGATAAAATTTTATGCGTAAGTTGTAGTGGCAGGCCTTTTAAAACCTTGTCAATTTCATCTACTCCGCTAAAACTCATTGTTGGCATTAGGTATAAAAGATTTCGTCCATCAAATTACTTGTAATCTTCATCCATCGGTTTCTGCCTTCATTCATCAACAGAATGTTCATTATCTCATATACCTGATTATTGTATACAATGCGCATAGTCCGATTAATATCATCCCGGTAACGCAATGTCCATTCGGTATTTTGAAAATAACCAACCCTGTCGTTTTCTACTGCTGTATTGCCTGAAACATCATACTTTTTGGCACTTACCATTGGGTCAGTCTGAATACATTCCCAATCAGTTATTTTATCTTCATTGGAAGTGCCATCCACAATGACTGGCTGTATAAACCAAATCTCGTGATCAAGATGCCCTATTAATATCTTATGCCCTAACATTCTGCAGACTCATTAAAAGTTCAATCTCTTGACTACTCAAATTAGCATATATCTTATTGATGTCGTAAGGAACACCAAGGAAATAATTAAACTTCCAAATGTTCTCTTCGCTTTTTACATCAATGATTCCAGGCTCATCCATAGGACTGACCTTGACATAATCAACATCCGTCTTTTGCTTAATATTAAGAACCGAATTGTTATCCAATCCACGATTTAAGCCACTTGCCCAAATCTGATATTCCATCTTTTCAAGCAAATCCTTGCTAATCACCCTACCTGCTCCATATGTGCTTTTGTCAGAAATCAGCCTTCTGCACTCACCATTCTCACTTTCAATGTACGCAGCATCAGAGATGCCGAAAAAATCATACTTTTCAAAGTAAGGCAAGTATTGAGTCAGCAGATTATTGGTAACCAAGTCATCAGAACCAATTTCCATCATAAAGTCAAAATCATAATGAGCCAATTGTCTTAACCCAAAGTTCTTTTTTCTTCCTAATGGCAGATTTTCAGTTATTATCCAATCAATGTCATACTTCTCACATAATGGAATCATCTCTACTTCAGAGATAACTGCAAATGCGGAAATGTCAAATGATGGATGTGTCTTTAACCGCTGAATACCAAGAAAGCACAGTTCGGTAATTTCCGGTCGCTTCCAAACGGCTAAAAATAACTTTAATTTGATTTTAGATGCTTGCATTCCAAGATACTTTGATGCTGTCCAACAAAGCTTCGGAATTCCAGGATATCTTGTTCCAGTTCATCATATTGATAGAACCAGCAACCTCATCCTGACGATTTTCAAACATAGATGCTACTTGTAGCAGAATTGCCTGCTTTACCTGTTCAGGCAGCGGTTCGTTGATGGCCGAATCATATCCGGCAGTATATTCAATTGTAATGGCTTGTGGATACTTCCGTACATCTGTAGGCCACGCATCAACTTCACCATCTGTACCTAATGCAAATAGACGGCAATATCCCGAATGCAGGTCAACCGCAAAATCAGTACCCTCAACCATTGTGGTTGTTGTGCCATCATCATTCAAATAAGTAAATGAATCAATGGTTTGCAATGGTCCGTAGGGAACTGTTATAGGGTCACCCAATAAAGGAAAGGCATCTAATTTGATTCGTCTTTCTTGAGTCATAAAAGACAAGCCGGTATAGGTTTCGCATAATCTTCTTGCAGTCTTTATAAGACTAAAGATATACGCATCCTTTGCGCTTCCTGTGTACTCCAAATGCACCTTGGCCTCTGCTAAAGTAACAGGTTCGCTTGTTGGCTGATCTATGACTCTTGAATAGACTATCATTTTTTAATTGGCAACAGGTCTTTTTGAAACTTCTTCAATTCATCCGCTGTAACCTCAATTGAAATACCTTTCTTGGCCACAACATCTTTTCTTAACAAGAAACTTCTTTTTGGAATTGCTTTAGGCATATGATTAATTTAATTTAAAAGTAGGGGCCAGGTTTCCCCAGCCCCATTATAAACCCCCCGGTTTAGGTCAGAGCAGGAAGATCAGTAGCGTCCCAATCTTTGCAGATAGAGAACTCTTTAGGCTGCTGAACCTCTACATCCATAAATGCATTCACCACGAAACGCTTGGTTCCGGCAAGTGCTTGAGTGTAAGGATCAAACAGAATGTCAAGACCACCCCAAGTTCCAAGAACCGCAGACTGCCAGTAATCAGAGTAGATAATTGCAGTAAGGTCTGACTGACCACCTTCAGTAAAGTCAGAAGGAATAACTTCTGTAGTGAAGAGAGGACGGCCAATCAAACGACCGCTAAAGTCGTAGATAAAGTTGCCTTCTACGCCACTTGTCTGTTTAGGAGTGTTTGCAAGAGCAAACTCACCATTAGCAGAAGTAACGAATCCGGCAGAACCTACACGGCTGTTAGCAGCCTTAACATCACGAATCATAGAGATAAGTGCGCCATAAGTCATATTGTTTGCAGAGCCGGTTCCAAGTGAAAGCACATTGACACCTGAATAATTCAGGATACCAACAGGCTCGTTAGAACCACCACCAATCAGAACTGCATCATCTACAGTCAACTCATATCTGCGTGTGATGATATTGCGCAGATGCTGCTCAAGAACAAAAGATGACTGAAGCATCATTTGGCTTGTAACATCTACATACATACCGGTTCTCTTTGGCTGAACTTTGATGTTGTCGTAAGCAGGTACAGACTCATCAACATTGCTGGTTTCAGTCTCCCAAGAGAAACCTACATCAGTTGAATGTCTTGGCCATTGTACATCACCACGAAGACCGGTCATTACAGTAATTCCAAGTTGAGATACAACTGGATTAGGATTCAGAACAGGTATAAGACCCATAAAATCCGTAGCAACAACATCTGCACCTTCAGTACCAACATTGAGAGCAGCCTTTTGCTTTCCAATCTTAATAAATTTGGAAGGGATAGCAATATTACCGCTGATTGATACACCGGATTCTTTGGCTTCTTTAACAGCCTCCTGGTACATCTCTGCTTCCATTCCTTCGTTATGGAAACGGTCCTTCTTTTCAGCAATGCCTTGAATTTGCTTTGCAATGCTGTAATGCTTGGAAATTTTAGAAAACTCCTTATTTTCAGAAGCATTGTCTTGTACAGCACCTACGGCAGAAGCCTGGCGCTTAACGATTTCAGCAGCACGCTTTTCAGCACGCTCAAGTACTTCAATCTGCTCATCAAGTTGAGTGATTTGTTTGTCAAGACCATCCAAGGTCTTAACCTCATCAGCAGCAAGGGTCTTCTCCTTGGCTTTGTTTGCAAGGGTTGCGTATGCGTCCTCAAGGACTACACGCTCCTCACGCTTCGCTTTTAGATTATCCATTTTTGTTTTTAGTTTTAAATTGATTCAAACGATTTACATATATATCCACATTCGGATCAGGTCCGATAGTTAGATCTTTTTCAAGTTTTTCAACATCTGCATCTTCTCTGACACCTTCTATGGCATCAAGAATCTGTTGAACACTCATTTTTTTGAGGTCGCTAAATGCGACATCAGGAAGCATCATAGATACTGCTCTGATAGCATCATTAGCCCTGTCTATTGACAGTTTAATGGCCTCTTGGTTCATTGGAATGTTAACAACACTCCACTCAAGAAGTTCCTGACCTTCGTAATAATAAACACCTTTTTCGCTCTTGCCATTGCCGGTTGGAAGGATTCCTACCGAAGCTGCGTTAAGGCTTCCAAATACCAATTTTTTAAGAATCTTATCGGCAATTGGATTGATGTCTGCCGGCTCAAATTCGGCCTCTGCCACAATCACTTTCTTGCCGTTAAAGCTATCTACATTGACTTCGGATTTGCCTATTACCATATCCGGATTAGGATCGGTAAAATAGCTTCCGTGTACTGCGTGCTGATAGCCTACAATTGGATTGGCCTTGTAATTGTCAAAAGACCAATTATCCATATTTATAACTTCCTTACCTCTATCTTTTGCTCCTGTTGAAATTATGAATTTCATCTTACGGCTTTCAAGAACCGTATTAGGATCAAATGATTTGGAAAGGATGTTTGCTTGTATGTCCTTTTTAATCATTTTGTTGAATTAATGTGATACCCAAATGTCTCTAACTCTTCCTGTTCTTCATTTTCCTCTTGCTCTTCAAACTTGCTTGAATAAAACTTTCTTAACTGGTCAATAGGAACCTGTGCGCCTTGGACTGTGTAAATCTCTCCACCTTCGTAAGGATTCATATCCTCACGCTCACGGATTTCATTACCATTCATTCCACCGATATTACGCATTGTATTGTAGAATGCTGCCCTTGCTGTGGTATCACCACGCAATAAGCCATTCATATTAAATTTTACATATGTATTTTTCTTTTCCCTTTCGCTAAACAGTTTCATATTGCACTCTTGCTCAATCACACGGACTAAAGGAAGGATGGTGTGCTTGGCAAAAATCAAATCTGATTGTTCTGCGTTAGTGAAAGTGGCTCTCTCATAATCCTGACCGAATACCGGAGGGATACGATAAATGCCGTAAATAGCCTGTTTGGTCAGTTTCTCCTGTTCAATAAACTGCGCATCACCAGGTGAAAGCATTATAGGTTCAAATGACCATCTGCCTGACATAATTGGTGTTCTGCCATTTATCAGGTCTTCTTTCCAACTCTTTTGATTTTCAGCCTTTTGTTCAGGAGTCATATTGCCTTCGTATGACAATATTCCGGGAGGCTTCTGACCCAAGGCCATAGCAGCATATTTCTCTGCTTTTAAAGCCTTGCCCATAGTCATAGCGTTCTGCCGGATAGGACTGACTCCATTGAGTCCATCCATTGAAAACCAACGGAAATGAAGCACATCCCTTGAAGGATAAATCATTCCATTGATGTTGTAGTAGGCATTGCCATCTATGACATTAATAGACTCACACTCCCAAGGTTGCAGTATATCAAGGCTTCTGACCTCTCCACGACCATTTCTGTTGATTCCAATGTAACTGTTTCCCCAGGAGTCTGCGTGAATCATTGAGGTCAAAAACATATTGGCCGATGACATATAGCTGTTAGGCTGATGTGCCAAAGGATAATATACTGGGTGGTCTGTTAATGATTCCTTGCCGTCCTCCTGATCCCGGTAAACACCGATAGGAAGAGCAGCTATTGTTTGTGACCTTACATTGATGCAGCTATAAACGGTGGAGAGGCCGAGCGCACGCTGTTCGGAAACGGCTTCTTCGCTGAAGTTGTCCTTATATCCTATGAGCCTTGCCCAAGCCTCTGTACCTTTCAGGTCAAATTCACCTGATATGGACTTCTTTGAGAAGTCCCAAACATATTTTTCTACAAGGTTCTGTAAAAAAGCCTTTGCCAAATTTGGATATTTGCAACAATATTCTATGTAAATTTGTTATTGCATTTCAACAAAGTTGGAAATATGAGCAAAGACTTATTAACCTGGTTTGAGGAGAAGTTTCAGGAGCAATTGAAGCATACTCCCAGTAGGCAAGATGCATTTGATAAAACTATCAATAACATTGGATTTGAGCCTTATTCATCCTATTCATCATTTTCTACTGTCAGAAGCAGAAAATACAAGAAAAGAAAACCTAAAAAGTAATTATAAAGTAATTACCAACTTTCCAAAGACTTATCATTACTTTCTCCGGCAGCCTGAATCTTCCATTGTGCCAATGCCTGAATGGCTGCAGTAATCCCGGCATTCATTCCGTTTAATTTCTG